CTTCACTGGAGATGGCTAATAAAATAAAAGCGTTCGTTGCTCAATGGCCGTCTTGGACAGGTGTAGATTTTGATAAAGCAAAAAATTCCCAAAAACATTATAAATTAACAAATGGTTGTGAGGTTAAAGCCGTTGCGACATCGAAAGATGCCTTGCGTGGGTTTACACCAACAATACTTGTATTTGACGAGGCGGCGTTTATCGAAGCTGACAGTGACTTTTGGGCTGCTTGTATGGCGTCCCTATCTACGGGGGGTAAAGTAATTGTTGTTTCAACTCCAAACGGATACGACCCAATTTACTACGAAATATATGACCAAGCATTACGTAATATGAATGACTTCAAAATTACCGAGATGTTTTGGTATCGTGACCCACGTTATACTAAAGATTTATTCTTGGTAAAAACTGATGATATAATTCATTTCCTATTGAATAAAGAAGATTATAAACCAGATGAATTTCTTGATTGGTCTAAAATACCTTATGAAAATAGAAATTATAAAGAGTTAAGAATTATTATGGATGCCGGGTATAAACCTTGTTCATCTTGGTTTGAGGCGATGGTTAAGAAATTAAAATACGATAAACGTAAAGTATCCCAAGAGTTAGAATGTAACTTCTTAGGTTCGGGGGATAACGTATTTGATTCTCTTATGATGCAAAAGATTCGTGAAAATATGATTCTTGAACCTATATCAAAGTTAATGGGGAATGCTCTTTGGATTTGGAAAGAACCTGTGATTGGACATAAATACATTATGGGTGTCGACGTTTCTCGTGGGGATTCTGAAGATTTTAGTTCATTCCAAATTGTCGATTTTGATACTCAAGAACAAGTCGCTGAGTATGTGGGTAAATTACCTCCGGACACTATGGCGGAAATTTGTCACAAATGGGCGACAAACTATTCTTGTTTTGTGGTAATAGATATCACTGGAGGTATGGGTGTTTCAACATCAAGAAAACTTCAAGAAATGAATTATAAAGATTTATATGTTGATGGTGTTGACACGGCAAACAAATGGAAATACGACCCAAAAGCTGCGGAGAAAATTCCGGGAATAAACTTTAATAATAAAAGAGTTCAAATTATTGCTTCGTTTGAAGAAGTAATGAGACATGGATTTAGAATTTATAGTTCTCGTTTGTATAATGAAATGAATACATTTATTTATATGAATGGTAGACCTGACCACCAAAAAGGTCATCACGACGATTTAATCATGTCTATTGCGATGGCAACCTACGTTGCTGAATCATCGTTTAGTAAATTAACTAAAGTTACTGAACATACTAAAGCGATGATTGATTCTTGGGCGGTCACTAATAATGACAATGTAAGTGAATCATTAGCGTTTAACCCCGTAATACCAAATACTCGAGAAAGAATTGGTCAATTTAGTAATGGAAATATAAGTCGAGACGATTATATGAAATATGGCTGGTTATTTGGTACAAGATAATATTTATCAAATAAACATAAATGGGTATTACCGATAGAAAAACTTCTACTTTAAATAATAGTATAACATTTGATGCAAATGCAGATTTGTATGCTAATGCAACTCTTAATTTGGGTGTCGGTAAATCAGGTGGTTTTGTAAATCGAAAAAAATCAGGTAAAATTTTCGCAGGGTCTAGAATGGTTGTTCCTGGTCAAGATATTTTAAGTGTTAAAGTATTTGAACCTGATTTTAATAGACCTAGAACTATTGACACATTTAGTGGAGCTCTTCCACCAACACCAACGGCAGAACCAACACCTACTCCAACACCTACACCACCACCAACGGGTACGCCAACACCTACGCCAACACCTACAATGACACCTTCACCAATTGTTGAGATTTGTTACTTAGCGACTGAGGACTTTATCCGTATTATAGCAGAAAATGGTGATAACTTAATTGTTGATTGTGACCCGTTCCCAATACCTGTACCACCGGTTAATTATCCAACGCCAACCCCCACACCAACAATCCCATGATGATATTTGGTTAATCTAAACTATTTATTAAAATAAAAAAATATTTAAATTTTTCATATGGAAAACAATCAAAATAATGATTTAACAGTTTGGCAAAGGTTATCCAAAGCATTTGGACCAAATTCGTTATTGAATCAAGATTATCCCGTATATCAGTTAGATAAGAAGGAATTATTAAAAACCACGTCTAAAGCCGAATACGAGAGAGAAAAATTACAGGCACAACAAACTTATTATCTAGCCAATCAATGGACTAAAATTGAAAGTAATTTATATACTCAAGCGGTATATTATGAACCAACTCGTTTAGCTTCATTTTATGATTATGAATCGATGGAGTATACTCCTGAAATTTCTGCCGCTTTGGATATCTATGGTGAAGAATCAACAACTGTTGACCAAAATGGATATATGTTACAGATTTATTCTGAATCAAAAAGAATTAAAGGAATCTTAACTGACTTATTTAACAACGTATTAGATTTAAATACTAATTTACCTATGTGGACAAGAAATACTTGTAAATATGGAGATAACTTCGTGTATCTAAAATTGGATGCGGAAAAAGGCATTGTTGGGTGTATGCAATTACCAAACATTGAAATAGAACGTTTGGAGAGAGGTATGGCTGCGAAATCAGCAAATGTTGAAGAACCTGCGGATAGTAAAGGATTACGTTTCAAATGGAAAATTAAAGACATGGAATTCAATTCATGGGAGATTGCCCATTTTAGATTATTAGGTGATGATAGAAAACTTCCTTATGGTACTTCTATGTTGGAGAAAGCGAGACGTATTTGGAAACAATTATTACTTTCAGAAGATGCGATGTTGATTTATAGAACTTCAAGAGCTCCTGAAAGACGTGTATTTAAAGTTTATGTTGGTAATATGGACGATAAAGATGTTGAACCATATGTACAACGTGTGGCTAACAAATTTAAAAGAAGTCAAGTGGTTGATTCTCAAACAGGGAATGTAGATATGAGATTTAATCAAATGGCTGTTGACCAAGATTACTTTATTCCTGTTCGTGACCCTGCGGCACCAAGTCCAATTGATACCTTACCGGGAGCACAAAATTTGGCGGAGATTGCCGATATTGAATATATCCAAAAGAAATTATTAACAGCACTTCGTGTTCCTAAAGCGTTTTTAGGTTTTGAGGAAGTAACGGGTGATGGTAAAAATTTATCTTTAATGGATATTCGTTTCGCAAGAACAATTAATAGAATTCAAAAATCTATGATTGCCGAATTAAATAAAGTTGCAATTATTCATTTATTCTTATTAGGATTTGAGGATGAATTGTCAAACTTTACATTGGCTCTTACAAACCCATCATCTCAAGCAGATTTATTAAAAATTGATATTTGGAAAGAGAAAATTTTATTGTATAAAGATGCTGTTGCGGCTATCGAAGGTATCGCTCCGGTATCTGTTACATGGGCTAAGAAACACGTATTAGGATTCTCTGATGAAGAAATTAAATTAGATTTACAACAACAACGTATTGAAAAAGCGGTTGGTGCGGAATTAACTAATACCGCAACCATAATTACTCATACGGGTGTATTTGATACTATAGATAAATTATACGCGAGTAAATCCGGAACTACGGCCGTTGGAGCGGCTGCTCCTGCCCCACCACCTGGTGGAGGAGGTGGAGGAGGTCTTGAATCTGACTTAGGTGGAGGACTTGACTTAGGTGGAGAACCTGAACCGGGTGGAGCACCTGAACCGGGTGGAGCACCGGCACCGGGTGGTGAAGCTGAAATAACTCCTGAATCAGTCAAACGAGATAATTTGAATATCTTATTGGAAAGTGGTAATCTAACTGAAGACGATTCTTACATTGATTTATCTCGAGCAAGAAATTCTTTAGGTGATATGGAAAAAGAATTGGATAAAATCTTAAATGATTGATATTTATAATTAAAAAAGAAAATGACAAAGTTTGGTATATTAAAATCGAAGATAGAAAACGTATTACTTGAGTCGTATAAAAACGACACATTTAAAGACGAATTAAAAACATTTAAAAAACTTGTATTAGAGAATAAAAATGTTAGTAAGATTTTCTATATGTATGATGAGTTAAACTCTAAAAAAGGTTTGAGTGAATCATATTCAAGAGAATACATCCACGAATGTATTACTCTATATGAAAATGCTGTGAATAAAATTTTACCGGCAGATTTGAAAAAATTAAATATGTGGGTTAGAAATACTAAATCTAATAACTCATACGAAAATATCGATAACTTATTTTCAACAGATGTTTTAACCATTGAATCAAGAATTAAAAGTAAAAATTTAATTATTGAGAATTTGAAAAAACTTCCAATTACAGAATCCAAAGGTATTGAACTTCCATTATCAACTATGGTTAGTGTTGCAAATAAAACTATTAAGAATTATATTGATACTTTAAGTGAATCTGACAAAGCTGAAATAGTTAAATTGTTATCTGAAGATGATGGTGAATTATCCGTGAAATATAACACCCTTAAAGAAAATGTAGTTGATAAATTAAAAGCAATGAAGAATTCGTCCGAAGATAATTCAGTGAAAACTAGAATTGATGAAACACTTACAAAAGTGTTATCAGAGAAGTACGACAAATTAACGTATTTTAAACTTAAAAGTTTAAACGAGAATCTTTAATCGTTATCCGAATAATATTTTAATTGAACGTGTTTAGCCTTAGCTAACACGTTTCTTTTTTTTACGGAAGGTTTGATAAATTCTTTTCGCTTATTAAGTTCAGAACTTTGACGTGTCTTGATAACTTTACTTTTATAGAGTTTCAGTGCTTTCTCTATTGGTGTATTTTTATCTAATTTAACTATTAACATATATAACATATATATCAAAATAACAAAAAATTTGACCTGACCCCTTATTTTACCTATCTTTTTTAAAAATAAAAGGAAAAATATGAAAATTAATGAAAAAGGGGAAAACCTCTCAACTAACAGGTTTCAAAACCGCGAAAGTTGTTTATGGGACAGTTGATTCTGTAAACTTGAAATCACTTTACTTAAACGTACAAACATGGGTTGAACCAATCTATGAATCCGATAATTGGTCGAGAACAGTTTTAAATTTAAGTAGGGGTATTAAACACTCGGTTTACGAGTCGTTAAATAATAAAATTTTTGATACAAAATTTATTGTAGATTTAGATTTAAGGTCAAGTGGATTAAATTTGAATAAAAAATCATTTATGAATTTAGAAGTTAATTTCTATGTTATAGAAGAAAACCTCGATTTTAAATCAAAACAAATTAAAGATACATTATTAAAAATTACAAATAAAATCTACAACGATAACTTTTATGACAACAATTATTTTAAGTTTTATCTAACTAAAAAAATCAAATCCGTTAAAGATACGTTACAAACCGAAAATGTTTAATATTTATTATTAAAACATTTAAAATGAGTTTAAGAATATTACAACCGAACGAATCAGGAAAAGGTATATTAGTTGAATACGATGCCGGATATATTAATCCAAAGGATAATCGTAACGAAACATTAATAAGAGAATCTAATGAAATGTTAGACCACTCAAAACCATTTGAATTTTATGCTGTATTACAAAAATATGATACACCAAATAGAAATGGTCGACTATACCCTGAACGTATATTAAAAAGAGAAGCTGATAATTATAAAAAAATGATTAAAAAGGGGACGGCTCTTTCAGAGTTAAATCACCCGGAATCATCTTTAATTGATTTAGATAGAGTTTCTCACGCAATCACCGAAGTATGGTGGGAAGGTAATGTCCTAATGGGAAAGATTAAATTATTGACATCACCGGGATACCACGAAAGAGGTATTTGTTCAACCAAAGGAGATTTGGCAGCAAATTACTTAAGACAAGGTGTTACTTTAGGTATATCGTCAAGAGGTGTAGGTTCTCTTAAAAAGATTGGTGAACAAAATGAAGTACAAGACGATTTTGAATTAATTTGTTTTGACTTGGTGTCCTCACCTTCAACTCCGGGAGCGTATCTATTCTTAAATAAAGATGACAAACATCTGTATGACGAGAACTTAGAAGAAGAGAAAAAAATGAGTATTGAAAGACATGTTGGTGATTCAGGAAATAAATCACTTGACTTAATGAAAAAATTAAACGATTATTTAGGATATTAAACTAAATAGAAAAAATTATGGACGAAAAGTATTTCATTGCAAAAATTACATTGGACTCAGTTGATGAGGCATCAGGTAAGATTAAAAAATTAAGAGAAGAAAAATTAGTGAGTGGTTACAACCCAACTGACGTAGAGGCTAAAGTAACAAAAGTATTTGAGCATTATACAATGGAATGGAGAATCACAGCAATTGTTGAAAGTAAAATTGATGAAGTGATAGAATAATAATTTATATTCAATAATTAATTAAGGAGACAGAAATGTCTCCTTTTTTTATGC